TGCCCACATATTATCTCCTATTAACTCTCTGGTATATTTAAAGTTCTACCTACTTCTTGCCAAATTGACCCATTGTATCTAAATACAAAAATATCAGTTTTTGCATCTGTGTCTGTTGTCGTAGGAGCAGTATCAGCGGCAAAATTAAATACTGCGTTCCATGAAAATGTATGTGACCCATTGAAGTTTATTTCAATACAGATAAAAGCACCCTCTACTGCATTACTTGGTGCAGATAAAGTCGTATTTTCAGTTGTTATATGATATGCGTTTGGTTTAGCTTGTGCATCCCAAGCAACAGCATTTGAAGTTGAAGTAATTGCTTGTTGTGGAATATAAGCTAAATCATTAAATTTAATTGCTCCTGTTCCATTTGTTGTAATATCTATATCGCCATTTGCTCCATCAGTTATTGTAATATTTCCAGAGTTAGTTCCGCCATTTGTATTTAAAACTAAATTTTCTGTTCCGCCTGTAGTTACAGTTAAAGTTCCAGCACCATTAGAAGTTAAAGTTGCCGCCGCTCCACTATCTCCAACTTTTACAGTATCTCCAGCAAGAACAACATCACCTGTTCCTTTAGGAGTTATATTAATATCAACATTTGTTTCAGTACCAGAAGATGAAAGTGTTGGACCATTACCAGCTGCTGCATTTGCAATCGTAAATTCATTAACAGCACTTCCTGTTTCTGAAAATTTTAAAAGTTCTAAAGTTCCATCGCCTAATGCTTGACCATTTACATCTAACTGTCCGCCTAATTGAGGAGAGGTATCATTAACAATATCGAATGTAACCGAACTATCTGTCCAATCAACTGTGTTAGCTGTTGAATTAATTGTTCCTAAAGATATATGTCCAGCACCATCATATAATTTTAAAACCCAACCTGTAGCACCAGCAGAAGTATCAATCCAAATAGTTCCTTGTGCAATACTGCCTGGAGCAGATGTTCCTAAATGTGATGTGTTTAAAGCTCCAAGAATATCGTTTAGTTCGCTACGAAACGCACTAAATCCGATATTGGCTAATGATACATCTGAAACTTGACTCATAAATTTTTCCTATTTGTTAAATCTTTACAATATTTACCTATGTCTTTCAAGTTTAACATTAACTCTTTAAACCATACCCTTTAGCTACATAATCAAATGTCCTATTTTGAGCTGCAGCCGAACTATTATAAAATGTAATAGTAAATCCTGTTTTTGTTTTACTAGTGATTGCATAATAATCTCCAGTAGCCATATTCTGTGCAGCAATACCAATCGCTGGACTTGCATAAAAAGCATTGTCATAAGTAATCGCTTTTGCTCCAGCACCACTAGCAACATCTTCTTCACTTTCTAATCTTTTCTCTAAAGCTAATATCATTTGCATTTTAGATACTTCAGGTCGTGCTTTATTATCATCACTTGTTAATTTTAATCTAAATTTAAAATATCTTCCTTTAATTGAAGATTGTTGAGATATATTTTGGTAAGTAGAAATTGCACCTAAAGAACTTTCACTAGAACCAACTTGTAAAAAAGCATTACATTTTGTTCCAGAGTTTCCATCAAAAGGACCTGGAGCATCGTCAAAAACTGAAGCACCTCTACCACTATCAAATAAATCATATAAGTCATTTGCAATCATATCAATAGTTGCTTGAAAAGTTGCATCATAAACTGCGTCTAAACTTATTTCAGTTGAGCCAATATAAAATCCTGATGATTCTATATTTTTATTATAATAAGTAGGATTAGAAGTTGCGTCAGTTCCACCTAAATCAAATAAACCACTTGGCGAATCAAAATTTCCAACAGTTGAATCAAATAAAGTTATAGTATCTAAAGTTGCTATTTTAACATCTGATGAATCCATAGCTTTAACACAATCTCCATCAAAAGTTCCATTCCATCTTTGCCCTGTTACTGCACTAGCACTTTCTTCATTGTAAGTTGCTACTGTTTTAAAATGTTCTAATCCTGAAATATTAGAATAAACAATTTTTTCATTATCTGATTCGTTTCCTAATTTATCGACCGCTTTAACTAGAAAAGCCCCTTGGCGTGAATTTATTGTTACATTATTAGATTTTCTTCTTACCACTTGCGTTAAATTTGTTGAAGCCGCCCAACTAGCATTACTTGTAACATCTTGATACCGAATTGAATAATAAGATACATCAAGGTCTGCAACTGGTTCCCAAGATAATTGCATTTGATTTGAACCAATCATTGAAACAGAAAATTCATTTACATCTGCTGGTGTATCAGTTGCACCTACTATTGTTCTTGTAGCTGTTGTATAACCAGAAGATACTCCCATAGAGTTAATTGCCTTTACTCTTACTGAATATTCTATCCCATCAACTACATTTAATTGATGATAATTTAAAACTGAAGCCAATCCTTTAGCAATAACTTTATAATCGCTTTCAGAAGTTTTTTTAGTTTCAATTTGATAGTATTGAACAAACTTATCGGTACTAGCACCAACTAATATATTTAATCTTGTTAAAACAACTCCATCTGAATATTCAATTAATTCATCTGTTAATGTTACACTTGCTGGTGCAGTAACAGAAAAAGGATTAGGTAAAGTAGTATCTGGTATTGTTGCCGCTTGTGTCTTTGTTGCCCAAGTGTAAAAAGCCGATTGGTATTCAGTAAGTTGTAATTCTGTGGTTAAATCAGAATTCACTTGCATACCTTGTACTCTAAATGTTTTTGCAGAAAAAGCTGGTGTTGCATGGGTTACATTTACTAAATCACCTATCATTAAATCTAATCCTGTTGCATCACATCTTAAAGCAACATTCATATTATTTCGGCTTCTTCTACATATTACCTCTGCTAATTCTTCTGCCTGATAAATATTAGTAATACTAGGATAATCAAATCTGCCCTCTTGTAAAAATCCACCGTCAGCAGTTTTCATTGTTGCGTGTTGATCTGCACTTGTTAAACCTGAATCATCTATTGGTGGCCATTGTATTTCATCTGATTGATAATTTTTATCTGGATTAACAAAAGTAATTATAACTCTGTTATAACGAGAATTTCTATCTAAACTTGATACTTGAATACCACCAATAATATTATCTTCTGTTAAACTTATTGAAGCACTTCCAGTTGATTCCGATATAACTTTATATTCTCCATTTGCATAATTAAGATAACCTCTAAATCCTGAAACCATTTCTTTTAAATTATCAATACATTTTTTTTTAGTATCTAAAACATAATTCATATCTAGTAAATCTATAGCACTTGCAGAACCATAAGGAGTAACATCTGTATCGCAAACATCGGCAGCAGTTTGCCAATCTGCATAATCTCCATCAAAAAAACTATTAGCAATTCCTAATCCAAATCTTGTATTTCTCATATAGTCTAAAGTACAAAGAACAGGATTATTAGACCAAGCCCAAGTTGAAGTTGTATCTTCTCTATGTGAACCAGAACCACCAGTTTTTGTTCCATCTAAATTTGGGTCATAAACTTTTCTACCTTTTATAACTGCTTTAATATCTGGTATGCCCATAAAACAATTTTCATTCCACTTAAATTTAAAAGCTAAATAACTAACGCCACGCAATCTATGATTTGAAGTCCAAGATGATAATGCACCAACTGTTGTATTATAAGTTTGGTCATCTCTACCATCATACCAAGTTACTGATATTTTAGAATCACTATCTTGATAAAAATTTGAATCTCCACTTCCTACTGTTCTTTCAGTTCCATGTGTTAATGCTCCAGACCAAGTAACTAATTTATCATCTATATAAATTTGTTCGCAAGATTCAACTCCACCCTCACATAAAGCAAAAATCATATAAAGAAATTCGTTATCGGTTCCTGATGTTTCTATAAAAACACCAACGCCACCCACTTTTCTTTGTCCATAAATAACAGGTAAAGCAGAATTAGAAGAAGTTTTATTTACTAATACACCTTTTGCATTTTGTTCTGCAATATTATCCATATTAGGAGTATCTGGTTGGTCTGGTTTTCTTAACCAAGAAATAACCATTATTCCTATATTGATATAACTTAACCAAGGTGCAAATTTTTTAAACCAAGATAATACTGGTGCAACACTTGCAACTGTTTCTGTTGCCCAATCTATTAATGCAGAAATAGGATTCCAAAAAGATTTAATTCTTGTTTGATTTATTGGTTTTCCATATCCACCTGATTTTTTTAATTGGTGTTCTTCTAATTTATTAATATAAGCAATAAACTCACCTTTTGGTGCGTATTTATTTAATATTTTTTTTGCCCATTTAATTTTTAATCTTGCCCACCAATTCATTATGCTCTACCCCATTTAATATCTCTAATTGTTAAAGCTGAAAACTCAAAACCTTTATCGCTTGAAAAATGTCTTTGTTGAGAATTATCGGCAGTAGTTCTACCATTTATTTTTTCAAAATTTCCAAAATGACTTGTAACTACTATTCCTAAAGCTGCAGTTGAACCACCATCATTAACTTGAAAAGTTGCTATATGTCCATGAAATATTAAAAATGGGTCAGCTACACAAGTTGTTCCACTTACTACTCCTCGATAAACTTTTACTTCTGTTCCTAGTACATCATTATTTAAACAAGTCGAAATTAAAGATTGGTCAACTCCTGAAAATGTTAAAGTTAAACTATGTTTAATTGGAGTATTAGATTCAGGAACATTGCCAACTCCCATTAAAGTTCCATCAGCATTATAAGTTTGAGAACTACCTTCAATATTATCTACTATATCAAAAGAGTTATCTGTTTTTCTTACAGGTGTTGCAAAACCTAAATATACTAAATGACAAAATGTAGGTGTATCTGCTAGTGCGTTTTTAACTGCTGTTGTTAACCCTCTTGACATTTCTTTTTACCCCACTTCCAAGTTTGAGTTATAGATTTTTTTTCTTGTAGTTTATCGTTTTTAGAATCTGTTTCTGTTACCCCTACTTCAACTGTTGTTTTATCAGGACAAACATTAGTATTACAACCAGCTAATCCTAATACTAATAATACAAAAAATAATAATACTATAAACCATCTATCATTGAACATTTAATTTCTTCTTTTTTTTCTTCTTTTTCTTTTTTTTTTTATCTTTATCAAAAGTATTCCAACCTATTTCCTCAATATCTTTTTCCATTTTAGATACCTTTTCTTTTAATACAGCTACATCTGATTTAAGCCCAACAGTAGTAGATAATGACCAACCAGAAAGAGCAATTAAAATAGCCAAAAGTACAGTAATAATTTTATCGTTCATTAGTTATAATTATATCCTGTGTTTCCTTGTTCTAATTTTTCAAATAATTTTTTATGTTGGTCCATAATTTCTTCATCAGAGTCCATCATCTTATCCATTTTATCTTCTAGTTTT